TTTTTCTCTGGAATCAAATCCAGCTTCACGCAAATAGAAGATTCTTTCATCTTCTGAAAAGTCTTTATAATCATCCATTCCACTGTCCTCCCTGTAGTGGAATCAATATTTACACCGGGAAAATGCCTTTTAGGGCAAAGCCTAAAACAATACCAATTATGCCAGTTATGACATAAGCAATTATTTTGTCCTGTAACTTTCCTGGTTTTTCCATGAGTGATTTTAAATTGTCGTTCATTTCGTCAACTGTATCCTTAATGTGTCCCAGGTCATTGTTGTATAAAGCAATTTTCTGTTCCAGCACATTGATACGTTCAAAAAAAACTCCATCCCTTTTGGAATGCTTTTCTTTCATCTCATGGACTGCACTTTCCAATTCTTTTAAGCGGTGTTCGTTGACGCACTCGTGTTCACATCCCATCGCTATTCCTTTCCATCACTCCCATTTTTAAGATATTGCTTCTACCCACCTAATTTGAAGCACCCCTGCGATACGTGGGAGGATTGACGTATCACGCACACACCATCTTAGAATCCGATAAATGGAAAAACTCCATGATTTACATAGATTTCAGTTTCGGAATCCCAGCTTCTATTCACAGAGGATTCGGAATGTGATCCTTGAAACTCAGCTCCCTGCTTTACTAGAAAGAAAAGAGCCAAATCAAATATGCAATCATAGCATTTCTCCATATCGGAATTTATTTTCTCATCACTGTAAGATGTAGGATAATTCCTTTTCTTCTTAAATGAACGAATAGCCCTCTCTGCTGAAAGAGGAATCATCCTCGCTGTTTCTGCATCATCTTCAAGATAATTTGTCAAATCTTCTATAAGCTGTTCGTCCATTTAATCACCTACCTTTGCTGAGATAAAATCTCTGATATTATTCCAGCCTTATTAGTTGCTGTCAGGGCATAGCCGTTATCACTTGCAAGTTGTCTTAACTGTGATACAGTCATATTAGACAACTCGCTTTCTGTATACTTATGTGTCGATTCGTCATAAACACTCGCTACAGATGGTGACTGGCTGTTTTCATCGAGACTATGCCCGGTTATTCCCCCGCCTTGGTACCGATTACGATACCACCGTTTGCTTTCGGTACAACCGGGATGAACATTCCAGAAGCTTTCGTCCATACTGCAACTGGATCTGGCGTAGCCCACATGGACATGGTAATAAAGGAACGGTTTTGCTGCTGAATGAACTGACGGTACTCTTTTTCCTCTGGTGTTGCGCCCCAAAGTCCAGTACCAAAAGAGCCATCCTGGTTAGATTCATACAGGGTAAATACATCTTCTTTGAAATATCTACCTGTTTTAACAATGCCTTTGCTTCTGTAACGGAATTTTTCGTCACAGCGATCAATTGTAATTCCGTACTCCTGCATGAGAAGGTTCGCAAGCTCCTGTTTCGTCAGAAGACGTTTGTTTGCTGCGCCAAGAACTGCGGTCTGCATTCCGGTGTTGTTTCTCATGTTGTTAATCATTTTAAGAGAGGTAATTGCCTTATTGACAACATAGCCGCCATCTTCTGCAAGCTGAACCATTTTCTGAATATCACCCATAATATCAGAATCTGGTTTAGACCAGTCTGTAATGGTAATTTTTAATTCAGACGGAACTCCAAAATCAATAGTCATGTCCACTTTGTTTTCTTTGATAACAAGTTTTCCAGTAGACAGTGCCTGTCCTTTCATAACTTTGGTTCTGGCAAGGACGGCCTCAAAAAGGTTTGTCGCGTCATCGAATACAAAGTCTGTAAGTTCCTCATTATCTGGTACACCGTTCTCGATAGCCTGTTGTAAGCTCTCGGACTGATTGAGCTTCCTTTTAATGAGAAGTTTCTCGGTCAACACCTTTTCAAAACCAGGTCTGGAACCGATTTCCGCTTCGGTGTCAAGGGCGTGTACAAATGCGATTTCCGGAAGCCGCTGTCCGCTCATAAGTCTGTAGTATTCAGCCTTCCAGTAATCTGTTTTTACATCCGGGAAAATAGTATCAAGGATTCCAGGTCTTTTAACAGAGAAATTCTGGGAGAAATTAAGTCTTTCTTCCTCGCTGATTGCTTCTAATACATTGTATGCCATTGCTTATTATCCTCCTTAAAATACAACTTCGGTTTCTTCTACAAACACAATTCCAAGTGCCTGTAATTCAGTTTTTGCAGTTGTGTCAACAGTTGCGGGAAGTCGGTCTTCCAGGACACGTCCGGCAACAATAACGGAAATTGGACGCTTCTCATCGTCTGTCATATCCACATCTTCAAACACAAGACCTTTTGCGCCGGTTTTGTTTGTTGGGTATACGGAACCTGCCTTAATAATTTTTCTGTCATTAACTGCAACTGCATTTGTCTGATCTGCTGTGTAAGTTTTGAGTACAAGTCCTACCTCAGATTCAAGGATATTCGGGGTAGATTCGTACTGCTTAATTTTCATGAAAGCCATGTTTTAAAATCTCCTTTTCTTAGAAATTAGCTGGTGCATTATCATCAGCCGGTTTTGCATCTGGGTTCATGCGTGCCGAATACTGTTTAGCGTACTCAGACGCTTTACTAGTTTTTTCCTGTTTGCCACCGCTACCACCTCCGGGATTCGGAGTATTTTCCAATGCTTCTTTCTCCCAAGCTGCTTTTGCGGTATCAAGTGCTGTTTTATTTGCTTCGGAAACTCCCTTAACAAAAGTTTCGACTTCTTTCATTGCATCTTCTGGTTTCTCATACGGTGCAGATGCGTATGCTTTAATAGCACTCGCGTATGTTTCGGTTGAAAGTCCTGCATTTGCGAACATAGAAGTAATTTCACTGGTAAGGGCTTTTTTGTTGGATTCTGCAAGCGCAGCTTTCAAATCAGCTAACTCCTTATCCACTGCTTCCTTTTCTTTCTTGCGTTCAGCTTCTAGCCGTTCTGCTTCGGTCATGTTCTGCTTTTTCAACTCTTCCAACTCTTTTTCCAGGGAATCTGCTTTTTCAGCTTTTTCCTTCAGAGAAACATTTTTGTCTTTCTCTTTCTTAGTTTCAGCAGAAATAGAATCAAGAAGCTTAGAAACCTGTTCCTCGGAAGGTTCTGCAACTCCCATACCAATAAGTGCCTGTTTTGCCTGTTCTCTTGTCATTGAAATCTCCTTTCTTCCAGTCCAATACGCTTTTTCAACACGGTTCGCTCCGCACATGGTCTGTACCCGATTTACGCTCACGGGCTGTTGCAATTTATTTGATTTTGGGTATTAAAAAAGAAGCCTTAGATTTCTCTAAAACTCCTTAAATAATCGAAATTTGGTTCATTCTTCGTTAGATGGAGAATTTGCCATTGGTTCTGTTTTGGACGGATTTTGAAACTTTCCGTCAAGTAATTGCTGTGCTTTCTGCATTTCCGCTTCCGGGTCTGCCAGTTCCGGGTAAATAGTTCCCAGATACGGTAAACTCATTTCGTAGACTTTCTGCGGATCACTAAATAGCCCACAAGTAATCAGTGCAATAAGCGGATGAATTTTATTTTTAAACAGATAATCAAGTGCCTGTGCTTTTACAAGCATATTGTCTGTTGGGTTTCTGGTTATCTTTACATCAAAATCTCTGGTTGAGATATTAACATCATTTGATGTACCACGGATAATATTCAGAATAATTCTAGCAGATTCCTTTTCAGCTTCCTTGGTGAATGCTTCTACCAATTTTGCATCTCTCTCTGCAAAGTCCCATCCATTGCGAAGGTATACAGCATTTCCTGTATCCCCTCCGCTATTGCTTTGGCGGTTTGGCATTGCTTCTACAATCAGCATATTATTGTAGATATCATCCTTCGCAATCTGGCTCTCTGACTGGTTCAGTTCAGCGGTCATCAGTTCAACATCTGACTGACAGCCATTTCCAGTATCTTTAACAGAGATAGCACCAAGTTTTACCATTTTCAAAAACTCGTTTTCATCTATCTCGCAGTTTTTAAACTTCATAAAGGCTTGCACAAACTGTTCCACGCCATTTAATCTATCAGACTGATATTTATTAATTGCATCAAATAAGGTGATTGCAATTTCAACATCTGAAAGTCTGTCGTGATTATTCGGACATTCAACAATAGGAATGCCACCAAAACCATTGATGCCGTAGTTAGTCACTTTTCCATTCTTGATTTCAAAAAACTGGTTCTTTGAATAACATAAATAATATTGCTGTTCATCTTCATCTTTTAAAATCTGCACGGAAAGCATTGGTTTCCCATTTCTCTGTGAGTATACAATGTAACAATCACCAGGATATGGAATAAAGATTCTAAACGGTGGTAAATCTCCGTTTTTTGTCCAGTCCTCTTCTTTCAGAATAGCCTTATAGGAAGTTCCTGTTGCACTCTGATATATTGCCCTTTGGATGTTTCTTGCATCTGCATTGGCTTCGTCCAAATAGTCATTCAGAAGGTCAACTTGCTCATTTATTTTTTCATCCGCATTTTTCTTTTTGCATACATATTGGATTGGCTCTCCACAAATCTGTCCAGCTTTAAATTTTACAGTTTCAAATGCGTGATTTTCAACCACTCTGTTATTAACTTCTGGACGGACTATTTTATTTCGGTATAATATCGGCTGATCGCCTTTCATGTACCGATACAAGTAATCAATCAATGTTCGGTTTCTATTATGTATGCCAATTGTATCTGAAACTACTTTTACTACATTTTGTGGAGTGATTCGGTCAACGCCTGTGTAGGCTACTTTTCTACCGAATTCTCCTCGGCATAAATCTACAAAATTCATTGTATTTCTCACGAGCCGAACCATCCTTTCTACAAAATAAAAAGCACTGGATATTTTAATCCAATGCTCTACTTTATATTTTACACATATTAAAAGTATTTTTCAGTATATTATGGTATCATCTTTCGAAACCTTTTATCTTTTTTACTTCTGCTATGGCTTTTAAATGCTTTTTTTTAATGTGAATCTCTGAATAACCCATCTCGTCTGCGATACGAACCAATGATTTGTACTCAACATAATGCTTAAATAGTATGTTGTATAGCAACGGGTCTTCAACCTGTTCTATGGTTC